CGATAGCTCCACAGGCAACAAAACCGCGTGGTAGGCCCACACAGGCGATTGCATGGCTTCTGGCAGGGCATCATACCAATGCCGCAGGAAGGCCGAATTTGGGGCCGCAAAGATCAATCCATTGGCAATAGAACTGGGGGATTCTTCAAACAGCGTCAGCGGCTCATCGTACAGATCATCAATTGACTTGAGAAGCAGCATGTCGCTGTCCATGAAGACCCCGCCATGAGCCATCAGGATTTCCAGCCTGAGAACGTCTGACTGATATTGGACATAGTTGATCGGCGTTCCGTTAATGAAATCCGGTGCATTTATGGAACGAATTTCGCAGTAATACGCAGCCTTGTCCCACCATCGGTTTCCCTTTGGCGGGTCATTTGTCCACATGATGATCTTGTCTGGGTTTTGACGGACACCCGCTGCGCGCACAGCTAAATAGTTAATATATGAGAACTCACGGGATTTTGGTCCCGTGAGCCAGATGAAGTGAATGATATTAGGAACCACGGGGAGGCCATCCTTTTGGGTCAAAGAAAACACAGATAGCAAACATCACAACACCGACAACCATGAAGAACAGAAGAACGCCCATCGGTATGAAGAGCAGCCACGCAAAGTCATGGATTAAATCCATCATTTTGCCCCCTTAAACTTAGGGTGCTCCATAGCCATGCGGCTTGAGTTCATGGCGCTGAACGTCACATATCTTTCGCCGCTTGCCTCATCTTCCATGCAGTCAAGGTAGGCCATGGTCTTGTGATCTTTGCGGCCCGACCAAATGATTTCACAGTCTGGATGTTCGTAGGCATAGCCGTACTCACAATCCAGATCGGTGCGGCGCATCCAGCCAAACGTCCAGTGAAATCCAGACTTAACGTACTTGTCCATCTTTGTATCTTCCAAATGTAATGTTTGCGTCAGCCCTGATGTCTTGGTTTCTCCAAGTCCAGCTCTCTCTGTTTTCTTGAAAAACGACCCAGAGCAAATCATGCTCGGCGCCATAGTCAATCAAAACATGCGCCAATCCCTTCCCTGCGGGAGTGATGACAGGCAGCGGTGGGTCTAACTGAATCATCATTATTGATTTCCTTTGATGTAAAATTCATCTCTCTTTTCGCGCCGTTTTTTTGGCATCGGCGGCACAAAGCAAATTCCGTAGTGATGCACGCAGTAAGACATTTTCACCGCTGGCTCAGAGCAAAACCGATAAGTATCCAAAGACTCGCCACTGATTGAGTATCGGCACATTCCTGGCTTCAGTTCCCAGAACGTCAAGCCGCCAGCAGAAGGCTTCACGACAGACGGGTCTGGCGTTGGAACCCATGCGTTACGCTTCACAGGGAGCTTGACCACTTTCTGCGGGATCTTGGCTTGCTTCGGCTTTTCTTTTGGCAGGGCAATCTTGATGTCAGGTCGGCTCTTCATGGGCTCATGACCATTAGCCATAAGCGCCCGCCTACGGAGCCGGTAGACCTTACCCATAACAGTGTTACGTGTTACGCCGATCTCCGCAGCAATCTGGCTGCCTGAGTATCCAGATTCCCAGAGCTTGATGATCGTCATTTCTTCTTTAGTCAGTTTAGTTTCTGTAGTCATTTCTCTATTCCTAAAAGTGGGGCGACAGTTCCCCGCCGCCCCGTTCCCCCTCTTAGTCCTGCTTCGGCTCTTCAACCGGAGCAGATTGTGGAGGCCGAGCGGGAGCAAACCGCTTAGCAATCTCCGCAATATCAGCTTCCATAATGCCGACTGGTTCCCGCTCTTTTGAGACAAAGAACTCAGGCCCAGCATGAATGGGAGCAAACTGTGCTGCCATAGCCATGTAGTTCATGGCATCAATGTAATTGTCATCCAGCGTTCTAGCTTCTTGTAGCCGTGCCAGTTTCGTAGCAACGTGGATCATCACAACTTCATATGCTGAAATTTCTGTGTTCAGCAGAGTGGATGCAAGCTTAGCAGTGCGGTCAAATGTTTCCTCCACGCTTCCGTACTGTAACCCTCTCTCCCGCAAAGTGTGGATTGCCTGAGTGAGAATATCCTTGTGATTCGTCATACCCATATTCCTTATCTAAATCGTAGTACTCTTGAACCTTGCCAATGTGAGCCGTGTTGAGAATGAGATCTCCACGGTCCTCAAAAGCAAGTTCCCCCGTTATTAGGGTGCGCCTATACAGAAGCTTGCAGATGATAAACTCTTCACGGTTCATCAGCCGACAAAACTCTGCACAGGAATTTACATCACTCTCTACCGTTAGCTGATGAATTAGAAAATTCTTAGCACTCGGCATATTCATCGTTATCAGAAACTTCACGATGATCCTCCGTTCTTAATTTGGCGGAAGATTACCTTATCCGCAGGACACATATAGAAGTCTTCATATTTGTCCGTGTTTTTAGCATGGATGGTTTCAACCCTCCAATGCTCACGGGTATCGCTTTTGATGATGGCTACCCATTCCCAGTTAGCACTGAGGATAACATAAGCCACAACCTTTCCAGAGCCACGGTCAACCGCTGCCTTATTGGACACGATCATAGCTGAATAGGGCCAGCTATTGTTGTCTGTGAAGTCATAGCCAGAGCCTTTGACCTCAACGCGCTCCCACTCGCCATCCTTGCGCTTTCTGAAGAGGTCGCCCTCGTCATAGAAATCAGCAGGGTTTTCATGGGCCTCACGGGCCACGATTGGCGGAATCATAACTGCATATCCTGCCGTGTTCAGCCATTCCGCGACACGGAAGACCGCAGCACGGGAGCCAAAAAGACGCTTCACAAATTTATCGTGTCTCTCATTCATGACCGTCTCTCAGGACTACAGTTCCATCAATTTTGCGCTTCCACTTTGACCGCTTCCCGCCAGGAAGAGGGCTTTTAGAGGAAAGCTTGGCGCCTACGTGGGCTTGGTGGATGCGCTTGACCTTGGCGATCTTAGGCACATCCACGGTAGAAGTATGAACACGATGGCACTTCCGATGGGCAACAAGCCAGTTAGACTCATCATCAGCACCGCCGCACTCAAGAGGAATTTCGTGACTAACATCCCAATCCTGTCCCGGCACCACCTTCAAGCTGCACAAATGGCAGACGCCAAAGTGCCGCACGAAGATGTCAGCCCTCATTTTAGCGGAGATACGGACCCGCTTAATTGTCCTTGTCATTTGAGACGACAAGTCTGATTTTTTGTCTTCTTTCAGACTCATCACTTCCTCCATCTACATTGTGCCAGATACTGAATATACGGATCATACTCTCAATCCGTTTATTCAATTCTGCGATACCTTCATCTTTGTCCATGTTTTCAAAGATATGCTCAAGGAACGCTGTCTGAAGAACATCAAGCGCAAACTTGTCGCTGTCCATACAAATGACGTTTTGGATTTCTTGAAGAGCTTCTTCAAAATCTTCAAAACTTTCCCAATCAACGTCTTTCATTTCGTCCAGCAGATCTTCCAAATCATCGTCGTCCATAACACACCTCAGAGCTTCATTTCTGCACGTTTGGTTGCCTCAAAAGACTGCCACTCATTGAACTTCATGCGGATGTATTCCAACTGGACCTTTAGAAGCGCAGCTTTCTCCCGCGCCTCTACCATTGTCTTGATGTAGTCAGACCATTCCGCAGATGCCTTTACGTTCATCTCGGCACGGCTGACCGGCATATCCCCCTGCATAGCCATTTGCTTGGCTAGGAAGCTGCTCTTGGTTTCTTCCAGCAGGGAGGCAGCAGAGTCCGCATCAACCCATTTTTTGGCGATGACGCGAAACTGCTCGGAGAGCGGGAGGTTCTGATCCATCATCAAAACGGAATATCGTCCGAGATGATTTGGGCTGTCGGACGATCATCACGAACCGGCTGCTGCTTGGGCGGCGCTTGGCGTGTTTCTTTTTCCTTCAAGTTAAAGGACACCCAAGTGTTGCCGTTCTTGTCGGTCTTGAGCCACATATTGACCCAGTGCTCCTTGCCATGAATCAGGGCGCTGCCCGTCAGATCGGGGCTGGTTTCACGATCACGGCGACTGTTGTGAAATGCGCTGCCGCTCATATCTTTCATTTCATAAGCCATTACTCTGCTTCCTTGTTGTACAGTTTTGAAAGTTTATTGATCTTCTCGTCCAATTCGGACAGGAACTTTTCCACTTCGCGCTCTAGCTCAATGATCATATCATCATCACGCTCAACACGCTTTACGAAAATCTGCATATGCTCAGGCATACGTGGATCAAAGCTCACGAAGTCACACCACTTACGCTCCGTGCAAGCCATCTGCCACATGATCTGCGTCACATACTTGGACGGGACTTTCTCATCTAACAGCGTATCAATGTGAGTGGATGTGTTGGGACATTTGATCTCAACAAGTCCATCTTCATCAATCAGGCCATCAGGGCTTGCGCCAGCGTCAGCAATGCTGGTGTGGAGAATTAATCCGGTCTCGGTGACAAGGTTGCCGCTGTGAGCTTCATAGGCAGACCTAGCCATCGGTTCCGTTTCGGTTCCCCACACCATTGCAGCGTTCTGGTAAAAGTCCCCCTGTTTACCAGTGAGCCGCTCACAAACCAGCTCGGCCATATAATTGGCGCGGCTGGTGCTATAACCGCTTTTCGTCTTGGCAATAATATCGGCTACGCGAGACGCAGTGACCTTGCCAAGGCGGGCGGCATACCATTCGGGACTACGCTGTTCCATTGTGCTTCTCCAGAACTTCTCTAGCGATTGCGGACAGCGGGTGGTCCTGATGAACGGGGTGATAGGCGATGTTCATGAGAGCGACCCA